TACCTTTTTCTTTTGCCATCCGTATCTTTCATTTTTTTAATTTCTAATTCACAGTAATGAATTATTTTTTCTAAATCTTGTATGCCATTTTTATTTTTATAACGACACACATACTTTATAACGTTTCCCTGGAAAAAGGAAAGGTCATTCTTAGAAATAAATTCATACGGCTGTATGTGAAAGTCTTTGTAGTGGCTCCCGCCTATCTGCTTATCTTGTGGAAACGCTTCGTTAAAGATATCTTTATTAGTCATATTTTTCTCCTTTATATTGTGGCAGTTGTTGATTTAACAGGGATGATAAAATATTTGGGAGTTGAAGGTCCCCGAACCAACTCTGTCTGTTAAGACCCGAAGCTGCCACTCTCCAGTTAGACAACCCTTCTATCCCGTTCTGTATAAAACTACAAAGAATAACCATATCGTTCCTTCTTTGGTTTTAATAAGTATAGGTTTTCTTTGGCTCTAGTCGAACCAACATACCAAACTCTGTGTTCTTCGTCTGCTTTTTCAATATTATTTTCTACAGACTGTCTAATTTTTCTAGCATTATCTAAAACTAAAATTACATTGTCACACTCACCACCCTTTGCTGCATGAATAGTTGAAACTTCTATTCGAGGTAGGTTGGATAATTTATCTCCATTAGACAACATTGTTCTTATATAAAAACATTCATCTTGGTCAGCTCTTGTAAACAAATCATACCAAAGAGCATCTTTGCCATAACCAAAATCATCCATACTATAATGTGTTTTATTATCCTTTATTTTAAAAAATGGGTTGTCGGGTAAATACTCATGTATTTCTCTTGCGTCAGCTAACGTTATTGTCTTACCTTTACATAATTCATTAAAATTTAATATCGCCTTGTAGAGTCTTGTGTTGTAACTTTTACCATACCTATCTTTAAAATATAAATTATTAGACCTTAATTGTTTTGATATTTCATCAGATCTATAAGTAGTTCTTGTTAGTATCAACCAATTGTTTTTTGTTAAATCAATGTGTTCAATGTTATAAATAAATTCCACGTTTCCTGGCGATCCTTTTTTTGCAAAATATTTTTTTTCTTTTCTTGTTTCTATTCTACTAACAATAACATTAGATAATTCTTGTATATTTTTAGGTACACGATTTGAATAAGGTAATACTACTTCTTCTGCAGGTTCATTTAAAAATCTTTTAACATCAGCTCCAGCCCAGGCAAAAATAGCTTGATCATCATCACCAGCTAGATAAATATCTTTTGATTTTTCTTTTAATACATCAAACATCATCCATTGTATTGGAGATAAATCTTGAGCTTCATCAATAAATACTACATCAAACTCTTTACATTTTTCTTTTTCATTTACAAACTTTGTAATCATGTCATTAAAATCGTAAAGATTGTCACCTTTAAAATGATTGTAATTTAAATAAATATGTCCTAGGGTTTCATAGTCAATTTCATTACTCCACTCATTGGTATTAAATTCTTCTTCGGGAGATATATTTTTTACTTTTGATTTGTTAATCAATTTAAAATACTCACTATTAAAATTTAAATAACCAGATTCATCTCCATTGTCTGTAACTCTTAAATTTAATTCTTTACCAATTTGTTCATAGTGAACTGGTTGTAATACAGATTCTTCACTCATACCTAATGTATGAAAAGCAAATGAATGTAATGTTTGAAAGTATTTTAGATCTCTTTTATCTAATTGAGGATTTCTTTCTAACATTCTATCTCTAGCTTCATTAGCTGCTTTTCTAGTAAAAGCAAAATAACCTATTCTATTTAGGTCTGTTCCTTTTTTAATGTATTCATCAACTAAATTTAAAAGTGTAGTTGTTTTACCTGTACCTGGAGGACCAAATATTTTTTTAATCATTAGAATATCTGCTCCTTAGTTTTAGTTTTTACTATCTCAGGTTTTGGTTGCTCATCAGATAATAGTTCTGGAAATTTATCTAATGATATCATAGTCACATTAATTGGATTATAAGAATTGGTATCACCTTCTTTCTTTGGAAATCTTTTACTTACACCAAACTTTGCATCAAATAATTTTGTCATTTGCTCAGCAGTTATTTTTCTATCCATCTTCCATTCTTTATTTTTTAAGGAATCAAAAAAACTTGAATAAACAAAATATGCAAGGCTACCTTCTATTAATACAGCGCCTGTTTTAAATGCTGCATAAGTTCCTGCTTTAGGTCCATGTAAATATTTAGATAGATACTCTTCCAATAACTCTTCATCTGAGGTACCTTTAGGTGGGGGTGTTGTTAATTTAGGTGGAAATAAAGTATCCAGTATATCTTGAAACTCATTTTGTTTTATTTTTGGTGGAATCATATCAGCCGCTGCACCAATGATTGCTCTTATATTATCTAGTTCTATTATTTGTTTTATATTTTTTGCTCTAACTTCTTTTGTAGTTTGGCCATCTGATAAAGTCACATTAAATGTGTATTGTGGTTCAGCATAAGTTATTTTTTGTAATCCTGATAGTGATGGGAATACTCTTTTTTTATCTGACAAATATCCAAATGTTCTTTTTCTACATTCTGCTTTCATACAAACTGGTTGTATTGGATCTTCATTACAAGTATGTCCTTTAGTTTCTTTACCCCAAGATTTTAATTTTTGTTTTGTTTTAGTTTCAGTCCAATCAATAACACCATTTGCTCCGGGTTCAAAATACTTACCTGGTGCTGCAATAACCATTTTCTCCCAGTCGTCTGGGTATTTCTTTTTAGCAAACACCATGTAGTTATATAAGAATCTATCTCTACCATCTCTTAATTTATTTTTAGTTAATATTGCAAGACATGGTGGTCCATCGTTAAATTCTTCTCCACCACCATTTAATAAAGATTTGGTATGTTCAATTGTAAACTCTTCTAATTCATCTGCACTATATGTATTAGACTCAACAACTTCTACAAATTGATTAAAAGTAAATGTTGTACCATCTAAATTAAAACCTACTCTTTCAGTTTTATTATAGTAAGGTAAATTTATATACTGACCCATGTTCCATTTACCTTCCGAGTCTTTACCTAATTCAGTTTGTTTAGGATAAATTTCAATATTTGTTGGAAGTTTTAATGTAAACAATAAACCTTCTAGAAAATTTCTAATCGCAACTGCTCTAATAGGTTCTTTGGTAAATAGATATAAATGTAAACCTCCTGACTTAGATTTTACTGGAACGATTGGTAGTTTATGTTCAGCAATAATATCTAAGTATTTTTTGTAAGGAAAATTAGAATAACTATGTTGTTTGTCATCTATATCTATAGCACCAAATCTTGCTAAACCTTTGTCATCGCATGGTTGTATTCCTATTGATTGTTTACCATTCAAATGATCTAAATAATCTTGATCTTTAATTGGTGAATGAGCCCAACCATATACTGGTTTAGCTTTTCCTGTACTAGGGTCTATTTGTAATCTACTTAAATCAGCAGTACCAAAATCCCTAGATAACCCTGTAAATATTTCTATAAATTTTCTTTCTTTATTATCCATCAACTGTCTCTAGTTTGTGTGGGCGATTTCTCGCCCACGATTGTAAGGTAACTTAGTAAGGTGAAGCTTCTGATTTAGTACTTTCTGTACTCTCACCATGCTTAACTTTAACATCGCCTTTTGATACACCTTCAGCAAAAGATTTAGCTTGTTGATATATCGCAGCATCTTGTACTGGACCAACTTTACTAACTTCCCATCCAAACCATGTTCCTTTGTCATTAGACATCTGAGTTGTTTTCAACTTATAGACATGACTAAAAAACGCTGGTGTGAACATTCCGTTTTTGCCTTTCATTTTAATACTTGCCATCATACTATTCCATTTTCTACTAATCTTTAATTGCGTTGATTTCATGGCAATTAAAGCTGTAGATGGACTTTTACCTAAGACAACTATAAAATGACTCGCAGTCTTTTCAATATAATTACCATTTGGTAATCTATCTTTATAAGATGCGTCTCTTTTTGTTTGAGATAGTATATCACTAGAAGAAGGATGAATTCCTACTGGAGCACCAGAACCTTCGCCTCTATCTTGCCATTCAATGTATTCACATTTATAATGACAAGGAACAACGTCGATTCCTTTTTCTCCATCAAACAACTCTCCTGTTACAGAATTGTAAATCATGCCAGGTTCTGCACCTTCAACATATTTACCATCTCTTTTATTAACTTCTGGAGATAGTTGTCCTAGTATTTTTAAAAATGGTAATGCTAAATCTTCTTGAGTTAGATTATCCACTCCTTGGTTTGCATCTGCTTCAAACATATTTACAGATAGCGCACCTGCATTAACTTTTTCAGTTACTGCATTGTTTGTTCCTGTTTCTTGTTTCTTGGTTAGTGTTTCTTGTGACATATTTTTTTCTCCTTTATGCACGTGTTATTTTAGTTCTGTTTCCTGCGAACACATTAAAAAGATCAGAGGGCATATCATCACCCTTTTCAATACGCTCTCTGACCAATGCTTTAAGTGTCATAGGCTCAACCTTTAACTTTTGGGTGGGCTGATAACCTTGACCTTGCGCAAGGACAGCATAATCTGCCGCCTTGTTATCCTCGTTACGACCAAAGGAAACAGTAACCTCATTTTTAATAAGATCACCCAGGCCGTTTTCACGAAGCCAATTGAATGCTTCTTCCTTTTTATCTGCTGGAATTGAAGCACCATAAACTGGTTTAACTTCTACAGCTGAACCATCTGCTAGTTTCATTGTAGATATATTCATTTCTGTCATCATAGTAGGAATGACTTCACTTGAAAGTGTGTCTGCTTGTTTTTTCAATTGTTTTAAACTTTCTTCAGTTTGTTTAATTTTATCTTCTA